ATCAGCCTCCCATCAGGAGAAACGGGTGAACGAATTGCTCGACCGCCTGGCGGGCGTTGGCCGAGAGCCGAGCGTCGGCCAGCGTGCCGCTCGTGAGGTCGGAAGCAGACGATGACCCGCCGCCACCACCGCTTCCGGCTGGACCCGTAGGCCCAGTCACGCCTTGACCGCCAGCGGAACCTGGGCTGCCCGTTGGCCCCGTCACGGTGGACGCTGGGCCTGTCGCTCCCGTTGGACCCGTCACCGTCGAATCAGCACCAACGGAACCCGTCGCGCCGGTTGGCCCGGTAACAGTGGATGCTGCGCCAGCCGCGCCAGTTGCGCCCGTAGGTCCGGTTACGTTAGAGGCTGCACCGGCGGCACCTGGCGCGCCTGTCGCTCCAGTCGGCCCCGTGACCGTGGAGGCAGCGCCGGCGCTGCCGGTGGGTCCGGTTGCGCCGGAAGACGGTGACGCGGGCGCCCATGCCGTTCCGTTCCACTGCGCTACCTGGCCGGTCGTTGCGGAAGACTGCGTCAGCGCACTGAGCGGATGCGTATGGCTTAGGGGTGACCGGGAATCACTTAAGCGCGAGTCATTCCCACGGCAGGCGGTGCCAGTCGTGGTCCCGTAATTGACAGCGATTTTTCCGTTTGAAAAAAAGTCGAGTCCCGTTCCAACGATGATGCCGCCGAGGTTGTCGCCATCCGCTTTTGGCAATACGTAGGCTTCTGGAATCGTTGGCTTATTGCTTAGATCGTTGTACGAATTGGACGTTGCTACCGCTGCAAGCGCCGCAGTGTCCGGCGGAAAGACCGATGGCTTTCCCGTGATGTCGGCCCAGTCAGCAACACTGGCAACGGTGAATTCTGCCCACGTCGTCAGGTCTACGCCTAGCTTGTAGATTGTGTTCGCTGCCGTGACATAGACGAGCATCCCGGCTTCTCGCCTAGCGGCAGGGATCGCATCCCGTTCAGCTGTGTCAGCCGCGGTGCGGTATCCGCCCTGGCCATACTTCGCCAAATGGCTGGCGTGCGTGTCCGTCGTGTCAAACGGCACCACTGGCCCGATGACATTTGTCCCTTTTATCTCGCTCACGACACCACCACCTTCGCATTGCCCGTGATGGCGTAGGTCGAACGGTAGATCGTGTAGCTTGCGGCCGCCTGCGACGGGAACGTGATTGATCTAGTGGTGGATTCCCACGCAGACGTATACAGCCCGTTGACCGTGAACGACGCAGCGCCGAACGACGCCGGCAGAACGAAATAGATGTGCTGGCTAGCAGGCGTGAGCGTTCGAGCCTGCCCGTTGGCGCCAGCCAAGTCGCTCGAGAACAGGGAAACAATCTGCTGGTCGGTCACGGTCGCCAAAGCCGAAACGCCCCAGTAACGCTGCTTGAGCGTCGGCAGCGCTGCAGAACTCTTGTCGGTGGCGATCGTGTGGACGCGAACGCAGTTCCGGTACGGATCGGCGTATCGGAACACAGGCATCCCTGATGGGCTCGTCACTTCATACGTCAGGTCAACGCCGCCAATCGTCTCAACGATCGTGTCGTGCCGCAGCGGTTCGCCAAACGGCAATTCGGATGCCTTAACGATGAAGTCCCGAGACTGCCAGATTTCAACGACGCCGGATTGCGATGCCGCCTCAAACGTCGAACTGCCGACCGTGGCACGCACCTGGGCAAAACTGTTTCCCCGGTGGTAGGTGCAGAGGCTGGCTGCAGAATCCGCCAGCCGATTGGCTAGCCACGCCGCGCCGGTCTGGAGAAGGTCGGACACGAAGCACCTTAGTGCGCAATGCCCCCGAGCCGCGCGGCGAGCGCAGCGGCTACGGGGGCTTGCGTGGGATCGAAACTAGCGGTTGATCAGCACGTGCACGCTGGCATCGGCCGCAAGGCGGGCCTTGGCCAGCTTGCCGGCGGCAACGCCGGTCGAAGCGTGGGCAACGCCTGAAATGGCGTACCAGTTGATGGCCGAACCCTGCGCGCCGGTAGCACCGGTCGCACACGGCATCTCGAACACGCCATCAACAGCCAGAGCGCCAAGCGCTCCAGCGGCGATCGGGCGCGGAGCAACCGCGACCATCGCGCCGATCACGACCACGTCACCAACCGCAACAGCAGCGGCCGGCGTGTGGTCAAGCAGGCAACCGTCAGCAACATAAGAAGCCATTAGAAAACCTCGCAGGAAAAAAGTGTTTGTGGATAGTCAGGTTGCCGGGCGGGCTTGGGCTCCCGCCCGGCAACTCCGGTTGAACTCTGTGGACTACACGTCCATCTTCACGCCGCCGAGGTACTCGGCCTTGGCCACGCCAAAGTCGAAGTAACCACGCATCTGCACGCCGAGCGTGTTGAAGTCGGCTTCCGCCGTCTCCACGATCGGGCTTTGCACGCCGTTAAGGAACGCCACTTCCATCACCGGCAGGTCAGCCGGCGAGGCAAGCAGGTAGTAGTCGGCCGCGTTCGTCAGGTAGGCCGAGCCGACCACCTGATACCGACCGGCGAACACGTTCGTAGACGGCTGGCCACCCGTGGCACCGCTCTGGATCAGAGCGGAACCCATGATCTCGGCCGCGGTAATCTCCAGTTCCGGCGGAACCACCAGCACGCTGGGACGAACCGCGATGGGGTTGCCATCGGGATCGACCAACTTGCGGAACAGGTTGACCGCCTCTTTCAGACCGGCGATCGACAGCGCCGTGGCGCTCGTCTTCTTGTTGCCACGGGCCGTGGTGAAGAAGGACGAATCGTCAAGGAACGCAGCCCAGAACACGTCGTTCAGCTTCAACGCACCGCCACGGCCGATCCGCTGCGGAACAGCGGTCAGGGCGCCGAGGTCGTCGTTGATAAGATCCGTACGGGTCACGCTCGTCATGATGCCGTAGGTGTCGGCACTGATCGTCCGCGACTCGTCAGAAGCGGCAGCGTTCTTGAGTTCGCCGCCGTTGGCGACCCGCTCAAACTTGAACCCGCCGTTCAGCCGGTAGCTGGTCACGCTCTTGAAGTCGTTGACCGAGCGCACCGCCGAAATCGACCGCCACGAAGATTCCACGCCGTCGAAGCCAGCCAACAGGAACTTGTTGACGGTGCTGGACAGGATGCCGGCGATCGAGTGGGTAGCCCACGCAGCCGCCAGAATCGGACGCAGCGTCGAAGCGGTCAGGCGGCGCGGGCCGTCGTAGCCGTTGGCCTCAGCGGCCGACAGCAGCACCTCACCCAGCGTCGTGCTCCGCTGCACGCGGGCAGCGGCCTCGAGCGTCTGGGCGCTGTACGCCTTCTCGACGTTGGGCAGTCCGCCCTGGAGGGCAAAGGACGCCTCAATCACTTCCGCCGTGGGGGCGGTCTTCGTCGCAACGTGGACGGCCGGCGGAACCGGGCGCTCGTCGCGGGTCGCATTCAGCTGCTGCATGGCTTCGACTTTCTGGGTAAGGATTTCGATCTGGGCCTTGAGTCCGTTGGTCTCGCTGGCTTCGACCTTGGGAGCCTCCACGGCGGCGCTCGCCGTGGCTTCCACCGCAGCAGCCACAACGGGCTCCTCGGCAGGCGTCTGGTTGGCGTTATCCGCCATGGTGATCTCCTCGGCGGCTTCCGCCGCGATGGCGACGCTTGTCTCCGCGTCAGCGCCAAGGGTGACAAAAGAAACCTCACGGAGACTGGAGGCTTTGACGATTCGGACCGGACCAAGATGGGTCTGGCCGTTGACGGACACGGCGGCTTCGGCATCCACTTTCTGGTGGCGGCGCACATCGGCGCCCACACTGGCCTGCCACTGATACCCGCGATCTGCCAGTGCCATCACCTGGCGGGCGGTGTCGTTGTCGGCCAAGATTTCGCCTTCGACAATCAATTTGCCGGCTTCCACTCGGACGCTGTCTGTCTGTCCAAGGATGGAACCAAGGTTGTAGTCGTGGCCAAGGACGATCGGCAGTTTCTGCTTGAACGACATTCCGGCCAGGTCGATCACGACCGGCTCACGGGACCATCCCTGACGAATCTGGGAACCCGTATAGGCTTCGATCGAAAACCGCTTTGGCGCTGCGGCGGCATCGCCATCGGCGGCCGTCAGGAACGTCACGCGAGTATCAAGCGAAATGCGGTTCATCACTCAAACTCCCAGATGGTGTCGATGTCATCCGCGTCATACTCGCCAATCCAGTTCATGGTGCCTCCACGGGATCGCCGTTTTGGTCCAGTTGGCCGCCGTAGTTCGTTTCCGGCGTGAAGTCCACGAACAAGCCAAGTTCCTGCATCAGCGCGACTTCCGCCGCACGTTGCCGCAGTTCTTGATCCCACTGCTTGCCCTGCTTGGCGTACTCAGCCGCCAGCGTGGTGGTGTGCGTGCGCAGCCGCGTTTCAGACGCAGTGGCTTCCTTGGCAGGGTCAACGTGGTCTTTGCCATCCCATTGCCACGACCAGTTCCATTCGCTGAACGGCGGCAATGCAGCCGGCAGAACGCCGGCTAGGCTGGCTTCGTTGACCCACGCCGCAAGCAGACGGTCAAGCAGGACGCGCTCTAGCTGGTCGCGGTCCACGCGCTCGTGCATCCCGGCAATTTGCCAGTCCATGCGGCTTGATGCGTAGTTGTATTCACTCGAGTTGAGCGCTGCGACGTTGAACGGGATCTGCAGGCAGCGGGCGATCTCGTTCAAAATCTGCTTGACGAACGCCGGGTATTGCGTCGTCGGCTGTTCCGCACGCAGCTGCGAGATGTCCCAGCCTTCCGGCAGCGTGACCATGCTGCGCTTTTCGATGGGCATTTCAGCAAACGCAGTGACTTCGTCCACTTGCGCCGCAGGCGAATTGCTGTGCAGGAACGCAGCGAAATCGGCGGCAGTCTCGGCAGCCGCCAGCACGGCATCGGTGTAGCGCCGCAGCTGCCCGAACAGCCGCAGGGCAGGGGCCACCTCCGGCACGCCACGGTGTTGGCCAGGCCGTTGGGCGCGGAACCAATGCACCATCTGATTGGCCGGCACGCGCTGGAACTGCAGGTTGTTGACGCGATAGTTGCTACCGGGATGGAAGTTCAGCACTTGGTAAGCGATGACGTTTCCAATCGCGTCAAATTCCATGCCGTCAACGATGTTGCCTTCCGGCGTAATCGTCTGCGACATCAACTCAGTCGGCGTGGCGACCATTTCCGCTTCGACAAGACGAACGTCGAGTTGCACGCCCGGCAGGCGAGGATTGGAAATCATCAGCGCGAACGCTTCGCCATCGACCACCAGCGCCTCGCGCATAGTTCGCAGTTTCGCCGGCAGGTCGATTGACCATGCCCAGTCAAAGAACGCACGCTCTATCGCCCGATCGCTTTCGGCATCGCCGGTATCCAACTGCAGGCGCGGGCCGGTGCCGATCAGACTGGCCGCCACACTGCCGGAAATGCCCGCCAGCCAGGAGTTGTTTTGCCGCTCGTAACGGGCGCGGTTCCGCAGCGTCCGCCTGACGTTTGGCGACAGGGCAGCGTCCGCAGCAAATGCGTCAGCCGCAGCCCAGTGCCGATAGTCGTCGCCCTTCTCGGCAGCGTCGAACTTTGCACGGACACGCACGGGCATCGGCTGCGGAGCCGGCTTTGATTTGGCCCAGAGGTTGCCGAACAGGCCCATTCAGATCGTCCCTGGTGGAACCAGCTTGTTGAACCGCAGGCCACGCCGCGTGTTCGTTGCTGACGATGTCGCAGCCGTTTTCCCCGACAAATACTTGTCGGCCTCGATCATGTCCGCCACGGATTGCGATTCCACTTCGCCCGCATCCGTGCGAACACGCTTCGGCCCTTGGGCCGTCTCGGAAATCTTGTCACGCAGTTCGTCGCTCATACCGGCGACGGTAGACGAATGGCAAGGCTCACCGGCAGGGGGTGTGGCTACGTGCCAAGACGCTTCAGCGTGATTACTCGCTTGCCGGAACCGCTGGCAGGAATCTCAACCTTCTTTCGCCGCCTGCCACCAGCCTCGGTAGCCACGGGCTGCACGCCAGCAATCGACGCAGACACAGCGGCACCAACTAGGCAGTCGAGCCAGTGGTTGTCGCGGCCCGCCATCTTCCATTCGTCCACGACTCGCCCGCGCGCCTCTGTCCGCACTGGGTATTCAGCGGTCAGATGCTCAAACAGCAATTCGTGTTCACCGGCATGAAACGCAATCGCTTCGGGATCGCCTAGCTGCAACCGCAGGCGGGCGGCGCAGAATGTTTTCCAAAAGTTGGTGTCATAGAGGCAGGACCGCTGCCCTTCGGATATTTGCCCAACTTTCCAGTTGATGCCGATGCGGTCGCCACGCCCCTTCTTCTCGCCAATCGGCTGGCTTGATGCACCGATGCCTTTGCCGTGACTGGGCAGCACGCTGCCGGCGAACGGCGACCGGCGGCAGAATGTGCGAACGGTTGACGTGCTCTGCCCCCAGTTGGCGTCGATCATCAGTTGGCCGATCCGCATGGCGGCCCCGTCTTCCCGCTTCCAATCACGCCCCAGCAGCAGCTGCGTTACGGACTCCAGGCCGGCGTGCAAAGACGCCTCAAACCCGGCCCCCTTAGCTGCCAACGACAACGTCCGCTTGGCGTGCTTCGCTTCAAAGAAACTGGACGCCTGGTCAGGATAAGTACCGTAGGCCACGACGTGACCACCGAACGACTGGTTCCATGAAGCCACCAGCCAGAACAGCAGTTTTTCCTGCACGTCCACAAACGCTGTCAGCGTCTGGTGGTCAAGCGGCACCACGCCACGCTCTACGTTTGTTGCCCGAAGTGCCAACGACCGCTTGTCCAACTTGTCACTGGCGATGTCGTCCGCTAACGGCTGATTCTGGTACTCGGCCATGAAAGCCGATTCGCCACGGTCGATCCGCAGATTCCAGGCGTGATGAATTGCCGTGAGTTCGTCAGCGTTCCGCCGTTCCGGCCACGCCACCCGAGCCCCGGCGTCCATCGCAGTCTGGTTTGACCGGTAGAAGTCATCCGCCGCGCCGGTCCCGGTCCCGTTCCGCTGGCCCTCGCGCCGCAGTTCTGCGTACTGGCTCCAGAGTTCTTCCGCAGTCGGCCATTCGTAGACCAGCTTGGTTCGTTCACCTTGCCAGCTTGGATGCTTTGACCGGTCAAGCAGACGGTCGGCCAGGTCATCGGGTCGAATGACCGTGATGGTCGTGAGCCCGGCGATTTTCGCGCCCGGCCCGGCAAGGCCCAGGATCGCACCGGACAGGATCTTTTCCCGCGTGGCGCACTGGGCTGGGCTACCGGCTGATTCGTCTGTCTGCGGATCGTCAATCAGCACCAGTGACGGCCGCACCGTCTTACCGTCAGGGCGGGTGTGCTTGATGCCACGGATGCGGCCCGTGATGCCAGCCACCCGCACGCAGGCTCCAGCAGATTCAGCCTTAGCAACCCACGGCAGCGTGATCTGGTCGGCGGTCCACTCGATGTGCGTAGGCTCACCGGCAGAGGTTTGCCCGCGAGCGCGGGCCGTGATCCCTTCCAGCGCCCGCACCGGAAACGCCGCCGATGGGAAGTCCTCGAGTAGCAAGTCGTTTTGTTCTAGGTGGCTTTTGATGCTGTCCAGCATCTGGCAGGCAATCGCCTGGTCCGAGCCAATGAGCATCACAAACGGACGATGCCCGTAAAGCATGGCCCACAGGCAGGCCCATTCGCAGAGCGTGCTTTTGCCGGAACCACGGGGCATGGCGAAGGCGAACAACTCGCCGCGCAGGACGGCGCCTTCAATCTTGCCTATCGCCGTCAGGTGGTCCGCAGACCACGCCAACGGGAAGGATTCAGCCCCGTAGACTTCGCAGAACTTGCGGAAATCTTTGCGGCAGGATTCGCGCCGCTTCTTGTCTTTGACCGGCGGGATGGAACCGATGTCGCGGCCGGCTGCACCGACAATGCGCGAGCGTTCCCCGGTCCTACGCTTGATGTCGTCATAGCGGGCCTTGGCTGCGTCAGTGCGTTTTTTCTGGTCTGCTCGAACTGCCATGGTCAGGATGGGCTAAAAAACGCGCGATAATAGGGAGGCTCGCCGTTGAGGCTTCCGTCGATTTCGGCCGGAAGGACCCGTCGAATCCGTGCGTCTATGGTGGCGGAAGTCCTATAGAAATAGGCCTTTTCGCACGTCGCATTCGTTTCGCACTTGTTTTCTAGGCTTTTTCGCATTCGATCTTCACGATCGTTACTGCATCTTCTCCATAGCGCTTCGTCGCAATCACAGTGCCAACTTGTTGATCATCGTGCCAGGCAACGCCATTCAGCGCGTCTTCAATGCCTTTGATGCAGTTGCTCACGTCTGGCCTTGG